GTTGTTTATATAAGCTCCTCTTTCGATATCGCAATAAAACCTTTGAGTTTCATTGTTATAACCACCCCTAGTTCCATTAGTGTTATGACTAGTTCCACCTTTAACAGGTATACTTCCCTTTACTCTACCTATAGTCTTTCCTGTTATAATGTTTTCAGGTTTTAAATCAGGTTCTGCCACTCCAACGTAATTATATCCACCTTCAGATACAGGTGGTATATAGTAATTATCATCAGTCCTTATTACGTACATTAAACCTCTATCATCACTCCAAGCAAAGCCCTCATTTATTGTTTTTACGTGATTCTTGTTGGTTTTGGATACACGAATAGCTCCCTTTACTCCTGCTACAGTATAAGTTTCCAAAATCTTACTTGCATCTATATCCAGTGTTTGACTAAGCAAAGAATAAGGTACTTTTATATACGGCATAGCATCGTTGCTATTTCCGTTTTCGTAATAACCGGCACTAAAGCTAACAGAAATGCTGTCAGAATTTTTGCCTATTTTTAAAGCATTTTCTCCACCCGTTCCATGTCTTTCTATAGCTCCCTCTACTACTTCGCCATCACTATCAATGGTGGTCTTTCCCTTTAGCACATCACTTGCCCTTGCAGTAATCTCATCAGGGTCTAATCCGCCACCACTACTTCCTTGTATAATTATCTTGCCCATTATTTCCCCCTTAGTCCTATAGTCAAATCTATCTTAGGCTTTTTATAAGCATAAAACCTAACCAAGCCGTCAAGTGTTTCTCCCCTATGTATAAAAGCATAGTTTTTATTATATTCTTTTACTTCCCTAGCTGTTACAATATTGTCTAAAACAGCAAACATAATAGGGTTATCACTTGCTTTTATCTCACTAGCACTTATTTCTGCTACAAAAAATTCTCCAGTTAAACTCCAAACACTAACAGGTATTTTTAGTCTGAGTTCTCTCTTAAGTCCATTTATACTGTTTTCATTTTCTTTTAGCTGATTATCTATTGTGTCTACATTTGCGTTAAATACTCCTATATCATAATATTCTTCTTCAACTGGCTTTATAAGACCATAGTTACTTGTTGTATTAGCCATTTTTTAACACCTCATTTCTAAGACTGGTATGTTTAATCTGTTTTAATTCTTTAAAAGTAAATCTCTTTAAATCTTTATGTGCATTATAAAGAAAAATAAACTCATAACTTAAATGTGCAGGTTTTAACTCTTCTATAGCATTTCTTACACTCTCAAGCCTTTTAGGTCTACCTATTATATTTGTAAACTTAACTTTAAAATGATAAAACTCATTTTCTTCTATTATCTCCACATCTCCATTAGTAAAAACCTTTATAATAGCTTTTATTACGTCTATAGTTGTAGTTTCATTACTAAGTAGCTTTGAACAAATTCTTTCTCTTCTTGAGTTTAAATCTATACTTATATCACTCTTTATACCAAGTATCTTCTCCCACCTACTAAGTCCGTTTGTTGCAAGAGTAGGAAAAATCTGGGAAAACTCTTTAAGCAAAAACTCTCTTAGTTCATTTGCTCTTTTAGTAAAGATTTCTTGTAATTTAAGCATTGTTTCATTTTCTTTGTAATAATCAGGAAGTATATCTATAAGTTGTAAATCCATATCTAAAACCTCAAATCTAATTTCCCAAGCTTAGCTACTTCCTTATCTCCTATAACTACGTTAGAAGAAGTTCCATTTACTAACAAATTTTCAAAATCTTCCACACCTTGCATTTCAAGTATTATAGAACTTATCTTTGCATAGCTAACTTTTTTTGAATTAAAAATAAGCCCCATTAGGTAGGCTTTTAAATTCTTTTCTATATCTTCTTTTACTTTTGCGCTGTATACACTCCCTAGCAAACTTATGTTTACACTTATGTCTATGTTTTTTTCAACAGGCATATATACATTAACACTCGCCCCTATAGGTCTTTTTAAATCTATATGCTTTCTTACTCTATCTACAAGCTCACCATCTTTTTCATCTGCATATATCATCACACCTACAGTACCTGCGCCATTTTCAAGCGGAAATATCTTTGCTTCTTTAACTCCGTTTACCTCTAATGCCCAGTTTCTATAATGATAAATGTTTCCGGAAGTTGCAGGCTTTTGTATTCTTAAAAACAATCGTTTTCTTAAAGTCTCATCATCTTCTTCATCAAGTCCTACTTCTATTATATCTAAAAGAGTTGCACTTACAGTTTTATCTTCACTTTTTATAGTCCCTTTGTATACATTGCCTACACTTCCGTATTCACTGCACTCTGCTATATAGTCATACTCAAAACCGTTATTTAGCTTTTCTTTTACTTCATAGAAAATATCATCTATTCCTAACCTACTTCCTATTTCCAACTCCTTAGTCCCTCTTATAAGTCTTTTAGACTTAGTTTCTTCTTTTCTTTCTATACCATAGCCTAGACATAATCTATCAAGGAATGAACCTTTAGCTGTATCTATAAAAGTTTCATCCCTTAATTCTCCTATAAGTTCTCTTTGCTCTGCAAGGTAATATGTGATTGGAGCAATAGCGTCATACATAATACTCCCCTCTCTTTTATCAACATCATCTCTTACATCCTTTAAAACTTCTTCTAACAATTCTTCATAAGTCAAAATCTCCATTACACTGCCACCTCCTCTCTTATCTCCAAATCTCCATAAATACTGCTTACTAAAAAAGAGCATATACACTTATCAAAATCAAAATCAAATTTAAAATCAGAAACATCTATTATCCTATCATCTTCAGCTAAACTCTCACTTATCATTCTTTTAAGCTCTGCTCTTACATATGCTCTTTCTTCTCCTATCAAACTTTCAAAATCTATCCCATAGCTATTATATATAAAGTACACACCCTTAGGTGTTTTAAATAGCTTTTCTATAGCTTGCTTTAAGGTTTCAAGTCCGTCAGTAAAGCCTTGTATCTTATTATTCATTAGCTTATAAGTCTTAGCTTTATAACTAACCCTTACAAGCTCTAAATCTGCACTTAACTTCATTATCTTATCCTTTTTTCTATCTTTTTAACATCTTCACTAAAAGCTATTTCCTTATCAATTATTTCAAGTATATAATACTCGCCACAACCCTGATTTCTAAGTAATCTAAGCTTATCTCCGGGCTTTAAGCTCTTTTTTAGCGTTCCGCTAAGTAAGCCCATCGGTAGCTTTAAATTGTTATTAATAAGCACAAAATCACCCTTGCACTCCCCTATAACAAGCACAGTTAAGCCTATGCTTGTTATATAGTTATCTATCATAGTTTTTATGAAATTATATAAACCAAGTCCACCTATTTTATCCATTTGTTATTACCTCTATACTCATTGTATGAATGGGCAGAAACTTATGTGTTACACTTTTTATTATAAGTCTTTTACCTAGCTTGATATCTTCTATGTTTGCATATATACTGTTTCCTGCTCTTATACTAAAATCTCCAACACACTCAAGCTTTAAGCTTTCTTTTTCCTTGTTATAAAGCTTTAATAAGTCCTCTGCTCTTTTACCAGCTATATCTTTTTTACTTATACCATTAGAAAATTCCAAATACTGTAAAATTCCAAATCTGTTTACCGCTTCCTTATCACTGCTTGTTACAAGCTCGTTTTTTCCCAGTCCTTCGTCCTTATATAAGATTTTTACTATGTTATAGTAATCATCATCTATAGATTTTTCATAGCTATAAGACGTTGCAAGGCTTCCATTTCCTAATACTAGCGGAAGTTCTAAGTCTTTTGCATTTATCAAATCGACTTGTCCATAATTCTCTCTTAATACATAGTAGTCCTTTGCCCCACTTATAACTAAGGTATCTTTTATAGCATCACTTATTAAGTCAAGATAGGTTTTATCATATCTGGCTATAGTTTTTAGCTTTAACTTAGTATCTGCTACAGAGCCTACTTTTAAGCTCATTTTTTTACAAGCATATTTTACTATTTCACTAAGTGTAGGATTTTCTAAAACTACTATATCCTTTGCTTTTAAATATCTTAATTGGTCATAAGCTTTTATAGTAACTTCTTCTTTTTCATCTACACTTACTTTAAAAATCATTCCAAAGAATATGCCGTCTTTTTCGTCCTTTCCACTTATTCTTATAACATCTCCATTATCAAGTATAAGACCTGCTTTTACATATTTTAGCTCTATACTACTTGCACCTTCATTCAAGCTTTCGGTAAAAGCTATCTGCGTACAAGTACCTGTCATATCTATTATTGTTTTATCATGTTCACATAATACTTTCATATTTACACCTTAAATCCGGGCTATTTAGAAAACCAAAGTCCTATACCTCTTTTACTTATTCTTTTTTTGCTCTTTGGATTCATAAGCCTTTCTATAGTAGCCTTTTCTACTGCATTCATCTTGGTTATAGGTTTTTTAAAGATATTTTTACTAGCTTTTTCATTTGCTTCCATTACGTGCCTTGAAATAATAGCGTTTACATTGTTTATCTCAGAGCCTTTGTATCTAACTTCTTTTTTCTTACTACTCCTAGATTTTTTACTTTTGCCACTACTCTTTGTTGTAACAGGTGTGCCATTACCGGATATACCTGTGGTAGAGTTTGAGATTTCAACCTTTTCGGCTTTTTCAGGCTCTTCTTTTTTCGTCTCTATCACCTTATAAAGCCTTGTAGCACCTTTATACTCTAAGAGCTCTATATCAACCTTTTTATCTCCCTCTTCTCCTGCTTCTTCTTTTATAGTCAAGGCGGTAATTAATACCCTAAGGCTTATATCTTCCGTAATTTCATTACTTGCTATAAAGAATATAGGCTTCTTATCTCTTTGTGCCTTTTTTAACATTTTCTCGTAATAGTCTGCTTTATGTCTTATACCGCTATTCATATAAGAGTAAGTATGGCTAGGTAGTTCAAAGCTAAACTTTATTTTTGCTAAAGCCATACTTGATGGCATAACAACTTCATTGCCCCCTAGTACAGTAAAAGTGCTAACATTTAGATTTCTGGATACCTCTATGCTTTCCGGATTAACCGGCAATTTATACTTTTTTCCTTCCGCTTTAAAATATATACTATAACTCATAACTATCCCTCTGTTGCTACTGCCAGTATGTCTCTAAGCTCATTGTTTATATGACTTAGTACATTATCTGTATCAGTTTCTTTATGTATATCTCCACTAAACTCTATGTTTATATTCGGAGCTAGTGTGTTTTGAGAAACTCTTGCTACATAATCACGCATAGCAAGACTTCTAAGTAGTTCTAGGTCTTCACTATTTTCTACTTTTACTGCTCCACCCTTTCCGCTTCCTTTTACATTTGTAGGATTTCCTGAAGTTCCAAGACTTGGTAGTGGTGGATCACCTACACCTGAATCTAAGTTTGGTACACCGATTCCTTTTAGACCTTTAAACATAGAGCCTACTTTGTTTTCTATACCTTTTCCTATGTTGTATCCACTTTTATATGCTTCTCCAAGGCTTACTTGTTTCATACTGCCTATTACATCTTTGTAACCGCTATCTTTTTTTATCTTATTTATTTCTCCGGATATGCCTTTAGAAAAATTAGTTATACCGCTTGAAATATTCACATGAACTCCGGGTATCATATTTATAAGCTCTTCTATACTTTTAGCTATAACTGCAACTATATTTACAACACTCTTTGCAAGATCTAAAAATAGTATCTTTACACTTGCAATAGGATTGTCAAGGCAATTAGCAAAAAAGTTTAGAAAGGAGACTACTATATTCCATATAAAAGCAAATATATTATAAAAAATATCTCCTATAGCAAAAATTGCTCCAAGTATAACTCCTGTAGCACTTATAGTAGTTCCCGCTACCTTGTTTATAACTGCTATTACTACATAGACGATAGCTATTAGAGCTATTATTCCTGTAATTATCCAAGTAATAGGACAAGCGGCAAGTGCTGCATTGAATCCGTCCTGTGCGGTTATAAGTGCTATTGTCCGTACATACTCAAAAGTATCTGCTATAGCTTTTGTGCCTAGTGCTATAGCATTAGCTATAGTTTTCATATAAGCAATACCTGAGGTAGCATTATATACTAACATCGCTCCTGCTACTCCAAGTAGAGCCGGTGTAAGTATATCTAAATTATCTATAAGAAAAGCTATACCATCTACAAAAACTCCCAGTATGTTTGCTCCTATTAATAAAGCAATTCCTATATTATCTATTACTTTTGTTATACTCTCAGACCCCATTATCTGTGTTATCTTTTCACCTATAGGCTCAAAAACCTCTATTATCTTATTCTTGAAATCTGTGGTTATGCTGGAAAATGTCTTTGGCATAGTTTCAAATTTTTTGTTTATCTCATCACTTGCACTAAATAGAGCATTTTTTACTATGTCGGCTGTTATTAGTCCCTTTGATGATAACTCTTTTAATTCTGCCTTTGACTTTCCTATATACTTAGCTATGGCATCTGCAACCATAGGAGCATTTTCTATCACATTGCTGAACTCATCTCCTTGAAGTCTACCATTTGTCATAGCTTGAGTTATCTGTAAAAACGCACTGTCTTTACTAGTTTTATCTGCTCCTGATACTGCTAAGGACTTTTGCAAGGTTTCTGTAAACTTCAATGCTTCTTCGTTACTCTTAAAACTATCCGGTGCTAACATCTTCATCTTAGTTGTTGCATTAGCCATTTCTAAGTAACTACTTCTTGAGCTTTTGGCACTAGCCATTATTTTTGCCTGCAAATCCTTTTGTTCACTCAAACTGGAAGTAATCATTGAGAGCCTTGTATTAGCATCACTTATATCATCTGAGAGTCTTAAAGCCTCTAATGGCGTTGCCACCTTTCCTATAAGCTTTACAAGCCCACTTCCAATACTGTCTACAAGCTTTAGTTTATTACCTAACTTATCCGCCCCATTAGAACTCTTATCTAAGCTTTTCGCAAGCTTCTCCGTATTTGCTAATATTTTTGTAAGAGTTGAATTGTATGAATCTGATAGTCTAAATACTGCTTCAAGAACCATAAGCCTCTACCTCCTTTCCTATTTACGTTTTGCTTTTGCCATTTCTCTTTTTTCTTCTTCTATTCTAAGAGAAATACTGGCATATATAAAAGCTCTTTCCTTAGTAGCTACAGGAGTATTAGCTCCACATATACCACTAAGGACCGCCGGTCTTATCTTTAGTTTTTGCAAGGCATAATGTGCAAAGCTAAACTCTGCATCACCTTGCTTTATTAGTTTTTTGCTTCTTCTATCTCATCATTTATATCTGTATCTATGCCTGAAATCTTTTGTACCTTTGCACTAAGGGTTGCAAACTCTCCAACTAACAACATCTTTTTAAGTAACTTACTTGCTCCTATAACTCCATAAGCTCTTTGCAATTCGGAATCGTTTAAATCAGGAAATACCACAGAAGAACTTACAAGGTCGGCAACATAGCTCGCCTGTTCAAACTTCTCTTCTCCCTTTTTATTTCTTTTTGTGTTTCTTTTTATTATTTCTTCGTTTTCATCTTGATCTATAGCTCTTATAGTAAAAGGAACAACCTTTCCATCTTCTACAAATCTATCTGAAATGATTACCTCTTCGTTTTCTGCTTTTATCGGTTTTAAAAATGCTCTAAGTGAACTCATAATTCTATCCTTTCTATTACTTTCTTTATTATCAGATATTAAAAAAGCACCTATTACTAGATGCTTTTTCTTATATTAATATCTAATTTTATATTTAAGTCTACCGTATTTACTTTAACCATACATAATTCATTGATACATTTTGTATATCTTCTAACTTATTTTAACACATAAAAACCCACCCCTTCAGTCCTATTGTTTAATTATTTTTTATCTCATATTCTCCGGAATATTATAGCTTTCAAGCTCTTCTACATCATCAAATGTAAAATCTATATCTACTGTATTTAACTCTTCGCTACTATCATCTAACATAGCTACAGGTGTTTTTGCAAATATACAATTTCTAAGTAATACCGCTCTTCTTCCTATGCTGGAAGAAGCATCGTCATTAATTATATTTATACTTATAGGTAACACTCTTCCGGTGTTTATATACTCTCTATACAAGGCAAGTGTAGAAGGACTTACATTATATATACTCATACTACCTTTTCCTTCTGCTCCTACCACCTTATGTTGCTTCATTCTTTGACCTAGCAGCTTTTTAGCAATTACTGTAAATTCTATAGTAGCTTCTATCTTAGATAACTCAAAAAAGTATCTATTCTGTCCATCTACAGTTATATAGGCTTGTCCCTCATTTCCTGTTATAAGATCGCTCATTTTTGTTGAATTACTCATATCTTTCCCTTTCTATTATCCTAAATTCACATTTATATATATCTTTTCTACACTGTCTAAAGGTTTTATTTTTAAATCAATAATAACACTATCTTTACTTTTACCGTCTTTTATTTCTATATCCTTAGCTTCAAAATCTTCTATAGCATTAAGGCTTTCTAAAGCTTTAAAATATTCTATCAAACCGGATTTCAGTATATTTCTACCGTCGGCATTGTTATTCAATTTACCTACATAATTTGATTCAAATACCCTTGCTATATCATTTGCTATACTATCCAGCGTTCTGACCACTCTATTTTTTGAAAATATAGCACCCTTTTCTTTTGTAAAGCTAGTAAGTGAGTTTATATCATAAACAATACTTACATTTTCAGAATTATCCACTTTAAAAACCAGTTTTCCACCTCTTATAGCTTCTTCTATCCCTGTCTTTGTCAGCCTTGGCACTACATCTTTAGCAAATTCTAAAATACTTCCTGTATTTGACTTTGTTATACTTGCACCGGCACTGAGACCTGCTATAAAAGTAGCCACTTCTGTAGTATTTAAAGTAGTATCATCATTTAAAACAAGAGATTGTACTACATTTATTATAGCCTCGTGATTAGCACTGTAATTAGCAAGCACTGCGCCTATTTTTGATCCTTCATTATCTCTCATATCTATCACAAAATTTTTTATAGCTTCTTTTATATCATCTTTACCCTCATCATAAGGATACACTAGGGTATCAAATTTGAGCGTTCTTACCTTATCAAGACTTGTTTTCACATCTGTAAGCTTATGACCTGTTTTTAACTTTAATACTAATACCTTACCGGCATTTCTAAAAGCTAAATCGCTAAGCTTTTTGTCTGCAAATGTGGCCGTAGTATCAAATGTATCCTCATCTTTAGTTCTTACATATACATCGTTATCAGACCCAACACTCAATTCCTGTAATATTAAAACTGTACCTCTATCACTAGTATTTATAGATAATGCTTCATTAGTTCTTATATTTATATAAGCACCCGGTATTACCTTATTTTCACTGTTCCATATTCCTGCCATATAGACTCCTTTCCTTACAAACCTGTTTATTATTTTTTATCTATATTGTTTATTGACTCAATTCTTTTAATTTTGTTCACTTCGTCTTCTTTATACTCTCTATAGCTAATATTAAAAGTAAAATGTGCTACATCATCTACTATAGTAGAGCTTCTACCACTTATCTTAAAACTATCCAACTTAAAATCGTGATATAAGCTTTCTATAAGCTCCAAACACTCTTTTTTTAATTCTTCTTTATTCTTAGGAAAATATAAGACATCTAAGCTTAGGCTTACTTTTTGTATTTTATTTATTCCGAGGCTATATTTACTTTCATAAATATGTATTAAAAAAAGAGGCATTTTAGCCCCTTGTGGTATATCTTCTATGTAAACATCTATATCCTTTACTTTCTTTAAGTTTTTAGCTATATCTTGATATATATCATAATTCATAATTCTTTTATTTCCTCTTTAAGCTTTTTATCTATCAGCTTCCTTCCATAATTTACAAGGCTTGCGTATTTTGCACTATTCGTAATATCTTTTCTTAGAATATAGTTAGCTTCCCACTTATTTTTTAAATATCCTCTTGCAAACGGAGATTTTTGTTTTGCACATCTTATACCTACATTAGCTCCACTAACTAAGGCCTTTCTCCTTGATTCATTAAAATATTCACCTAAAGATTTTAGCTTATTTATATATTTTTTTATTTTGCTGATATTTACACTCACATTGAACATTTTCTCTCCTTTCATCTTTATATTCCACTTGATAAATACTCCCTGTAAATTTCCTTATTACTTTTAATCAAATATCTATACACTAGATAGAAGTAGTTATTTTGACCATATTCATCCCCCTTTTTATATTATCAATTCTATATTTCAAAACTAACAAGTTCTTTGTTCAGGCATAGGATCTGCTCTTGCTTTATATTTTGCATACCTTTTTCTATTTTTTCTTTTTTCACTCCTTTCTATCATTTCTATAGCCTTGCCTGCTGTCATATCTTTATATCCCTCTGCGTTTAGATATCTCATATCCTTTTCCTTTCTTTATTATAATAGCCTAGACAACTATGTTATAAGGAAAGCCAAATTAAATATAACTATCATTCCCACCACATTATGAGCATTTTTTATTTCATACACTTCACGTAATCAATCGGATTATCTTCCCTAAATAAAAAAGACAGCCTAATCCGACTGCCTTTCTTACTAAAAATTTAAGAAGAAGATTTAATATAAATATTTAGCTTTCACTTTTCTAGCTTATATATACCACACTTCTTATATCCCATTCCATACCATTTACTCCCCAAATGCCCCAACTTTTTATTTTGCTTAGTATACTCCGCTATTTTCAGCAAATTTTATATATAAAATTTGTTATTACACCAACTTTACTTATTTTATATTTTTAACTTTTTCAATGCTCTTAAATGCACTCTATGTATTTGGCTATTAGATATGTTCATTTCTTCACATATATCTTCCCACTTATAATCATTTATATATCTTAATCTAAGTAATAATCTCTCATCTACGTCTTTTATTGTATCAATCTTTCTGTCTATGTCTTTTTTTAAATTTATTAAAATATCTACTTCTCTTTTTATCTCTTTCTCAGTATCACATATTTTTATTATAATATCTTCAAACTTTGC